CCGTCCTGCGTCGGCGTGAGCCGGACGTGGTACTGCCAGACGCCGACGAAGCCCTCCGGCCGCAGCGCGTAGCTACCGACCTCGTGGACGCGCTCACCGTCGCGCACCTCGAACTGGATCGACGCGAGGTTGTTCGGCCACACCCGCTCCATCAACCGGAGCTCCGCGCGCACCTCGGCGGGCGCCGCGTCGATCGTGCCGACGAACTCCCGCGCCTGGAGTGGCACGCCAGTCTTCTCGGGGAGCGCGTCGGCCGCGGCCTCGAGGTCAACGTCGACCCGCTCGTCGACGGCCTCGAGCTCGGCGTCGTAGTCGCCATCCGATACGCGGTCGAGCAGCGGGAGCACCCGACGCCGGAACCGCCACAGGTCGGGCCACGCGCTCAGGTAGTGTCGCGCCGCGAGCAGCGCCAGCAGCGCGACGAGTGGGACGACGGCCGGCGCCCACGCGTCGGCCGTGGCGATCGGGTCGGTAGCGATGCGTCTCAGGGTTCTGAGTTTCATGAGTATTATCAGTAACCGCGGTGTTAATCAGTCCGAACGAGCGTGATCTCGGCGTCGTAGGAGGGTGGTGCTGCCCGGGCGTACGCGACGCTCCAGTCGCGGAGGACGTACGTCCCGGCCTCAATCCGAGACGTTGTAGGAGTGCCAAGCGTACACGACAGCTCGTCGCCGGGGAGCGTGTCGACGGCGACGTTGCCCGCGTCGGGCACCTGCCGGAGTTCGACTGCCTCGATGCGCGACCCGACGGCGAGGAGCGTCGCGACCTGCGAGGCGTCGAGACGCACGGGGAGCGTCACGCTTGGGACGCCCGTCTCGCTCCCACGCTGGACCTGCCCGACGCGTGACTCCGTCAGCGAGAGCGTCGCGACCGGCCAGGCGAACGTCCAGGGTGCGTCCGAGACGGTGACGAGTTGCGCGTCGCTGTCCGTCTCCGAACTCACGGTCGCCCCCCAGTCGCCGAGTTGCGACCCGTCGGGCGTCCACGAGAGCGTGACCGTCTCGCTCGCGCCGGCGGCGAGGTCCAGCGACTCGCTATCGACCGTGAGCGCCTCCCCGTCGCCCGCGATCGGCTCGCGAGCCCGCGGCTCTTCGAGGCCGAGCGTCAGCGACACCTCATGCCGGCGCGGGGCGACTTGGTCGGCGCTCATGTCGACCGGCGCGACGCGGCGTTCGGCGAACGGCGGCGAGTCGCTCGCGGGCGGACGGACGGAGAGGAGGTCGTCGCCGTCGCGACGGATGCGCCGGAACGCGCCGAACGCCGTCGTCTGTCGGGCGGCGTCGCCTGCCCGCCGGTAGTGAGCGAGGAACTCGCGTTTCGCCTCGGAGACCGTCGCTGTCAGCGCGATCGACTCGTAGTCGGTCTCGACGCCGCTCGGCGTGAGGAGCACGTCAGTCAATGAGCCGGGCGTCTGCGGCAGCGCCCACGCGTCGGGTGCGACCCACGCGACAGCGGCGTCGCCGTTCCCGTCGGCGAGTACCGACCGTACGGCCGTAGTCAAGCGTGAGACGGCCGCATCGCCGCGGTCGCTCTCGGCGGTGAGCGTTCGAGTCGGGGTCGTGATCCGTGAGACAGCCGCGTCACCCGAAGCGTCTCCAAGAGCAGAGCGATTTAATGCCGAGGCGAAAGTCCGTGTAACCGTGGATTGGCCGGCTCCCGAGCCGAGTAGCTCTCGATTAAGAGAAGAAGAACGAATAACTGAGGCCGCTCCTCGGTCGCCTTCGCCCGTGAGGTTCCGAGTGATCGAGAGAGCTCGCTCGATGATCGCCGCACCGCTGCCTTCTGCCGTCTGATCGCGAGCCATCGTCGCCGTCCGCGCGCTGACACCGTTACCGCTCCCGTCGCCGATGACCGTTCGAGCCGTAGACGCCGTTCGAGACACGGAGGCATCGCCGCGAGACGCCACGCCAAGCACCGAGCGGGTGGAGTCGATCACCCGAGAGACCGACGCCCTTCCCGCGCCGTCTGCGGTTGTCTCTCGACTCGTGGTTTTGCTCCGGTCGATTGTCGCGTCCCCCGCCCCGTCACCCGTAAGCGAGCGAACGAACAGCGTCGTTTCCGCCGTCCCGCTCGTCGCCGTCGCGTGGTCGGTGTTCCGTTCGATGCGGTACTCGTAGGTCGTGCCCTCCGCGACGGACGTATCGGTGTAGGAGGTCGTGGTCGGCGGGAGCGCCGAGGCGACAGCCGTGACGGCGTTATCGAGGACCGTCGCCTCCGTCGCGCCCGTCACCCGAACCCATACCCGATGAACGGTCGAGTGCTGATACCCGCTTCCGTTATCGATGGGATAGTCGTCAACCCCCCAACGGTTGCCCGTCCCTTTGACCGCCCAGTGATATCGTCCTCCGTTGAAGAACGGAAAAGCCGAGCCAAACAGCCGATCCGAGCGTCTGTCGGCATCCCCGTTACCCGCGGCAGCGGGGAGGTTCGCGGTGTGGTCGTCGTAGAGTGCCGTCGGAGAGCCCTGAAAGTCCGTGTAGTCCGTCTCGTCGGACTGTTCGGTAAACGTCGCGTCGATGACCGTCTGGTCGGTCGTGAAGAAGTGAATCTTCCGACTGTGGTTCGTCGTCGTGGCCTCCAGACGGACAGCATCAACCTCAAACGCACCGTATTGGTCGATGTTATCGACGTGACGAAGTTCGCCGTTCGATCTCGACGACTCCACGTCCGAGGCCGTCGCCAAGCCATTCGGGAGTTGTGGGAACTCGCTTCCAGGCGAAACGGTCGGGTTCGTCCCGCCATAGTGTTCGTAGTTCAAGACGCAGACCCACGTTCCATACTGATCCTGCTCGTAGGCGACCGTTTTTCCGTTGAGCGTTGAAGCCCCAAACCCGTCTGTCGACCGCTCCACGTCGATCGTGCCGTCGGGCGAGTTGTCTTCGACAGTCCACGAGACAGTCACCGAGTCCGATGTCGCTGTGACCGAATCGACCACCGACGCGGGGAGTGGCGTCGTCGCGTTGACCTCACTCGATAGGTCGGATTCAGCCATTAGTCATCACCCTGATCGATGACGTACAGCGCATACGGTGCGACTGCGGTGAGGCCGAGCATGAGGTAAAACTCGATCATGCGCTCGCCGAACTGCGTCATATCGACGTACGCGACGCCGCCGACCGAGGCTGTCGCGCCGAGGAAAAACGCGAAGAACACGCCGAGGCCGAGTAGTTCGGCGACGATGACGTACGCCGTGAGGCGTTTCAAACTCATCAGTTGTACGCGGAAACGCGGTAGTAGTATCGCTCGCCGTCTTCGAGGTTCTGATCGACATACGGCGGACTCGTTACATCGGCGACCTGCGTGTAGTCGGACTTCGCGGACCCGCTTGACTCGGCGCGGTAGACGTAGTAGCCAGTCGCGGACCCGACCGCGTCCCAGTCGACGGTTAGCTCACCTTTGGTTTGTGCGTCGGTAATCTGGACGTTGGAAGGGGCGTCAGGACTGAGGGACTTGTAGGTGATTTGGATTTCACCGTCCGTATTTTCTCCAGATCCACCGCCTTCTATTGCCGTTCCAGAATCTATCGTATATCCTCTATTTTCGTCGTCTATCGCAGCCTGACCGTCTCCACCTGACCCACTACCACCAGCTCCGCCTAATGGTGGAGCGATTCCTTCAGACCTATCGGTCGAGCTGCTTCCGACACCTTCACGGGCACCTCCGCCACCGGGGATATCTCCAAAAGGGCCACTTCCACTTCCACCACCACCACCGCCCGCAGCCGCTAAAAACGGCTCATCTGCGGAGTCCGCAGGTCCAGTATTCGATATAGAAACCTCTGTTGAACCTCCTCCGTTTTGACTACCTGAGGTAGAGTCATATCTCCCAACTGTAACCGACCCCACCCATATGTATAATGTGTTAAACGCAGAAACGTCAAAAGAAGCATTTTCTACACGACCGCCTGCTCCACCTGTTTGGCCTCCTCCCGCGCCATCAAGATAGTCAATAGTGATTTTATCAATACCCGTAATATCTTCTGTTTGAGGTACAAGATTACCATTCTCATCGGTATTATCGTTATATGTATATGTAATCGTATCGCCTGCTTGCGCCATCAGTTACCACCTCGGCTCGGGTCAAAATCCACGGTTAGCCAGTCGATGTCGAACGTCTCAGCGCCATCAAGCACGACCTCAAAGTCGAATTGGTCAGCTTCCTCGGCCGTAACCTCCGCGAAAACGGGATCAACGTTGCCGAACGACAGAATCGAGCTGAGCCGTGCGTTCTCAACGGCAGCGACGCCGTTAATCATCTCCGATACATCCTGGTCGGTCAGCCCTTCAGCGACTAAGTACGTGTCAGTCACCCACGTCCACGGGTCCGACTGCGACGCGAGCGTCTGCCCGAAGTCGGTCACATCGACGAAACCGAACAGGTGATAGCCGTCCGAACGTTCGAGCCACTTGCTGATGCGGACCTCGAACGGGTGCTTTGGCGTCTCCACCTCGCGTGTGACAGTTTCGCCCGTGTCGGGGTCTTCGTATTCGCGCACCTCTACGTCTGTGATGAGTTCGCTGTCGACGATGTACTCGACTGATGGCATTACTGCTCCTCCACGGTGAGTGACACCGACTCGGTTCCGCGACCACCTTGATTCGACAGTTCAACAGTAACCCCGAGCGCCTCGCCCGCCTCAACGGGGCTATTCGTCTCGACGATCGACACGGTCAGTTCGGCGCCGAGTAATTCCTGAACCGTTCGACTGGTCGCGTGGTCGGTACTCCGAATGATGCGGTAAAACACCGGATCGCCTGCCGTCACGCCCGAGTCCGAGTACGACTCCGTCGACGGCGGCAGGCCCGTTGCGATGACAGAAAACGTGTCGCCCCCGTCGTCTGAACGCTCGACGGTGACAATCCCGTCTGGCGAGTTATCGGGGAGGTCCCACGTCACGTCTGCGCCGCTCTCCGTGTTTGTCGGCGTGACATCGACCGGAGCAGGGAGCGGTGTTTTCGCGTCGACCTCAGCCGATAGTTCGGACTCGTACGTCGGCATTTACACGTTCGGCAGTTCGACGGTATGCTCGATCGTGAGCGAGTCGTTCGCGCCGACGACCGCGTTCGCCGCGTCGCCGTTCGAGTCGGTGAGCTGATCGCCGTGCGCTGGCGTCGTCGTACCACTCCCCGTGTGGAGTTCCGACTCCGAAAGTTCGACTGGTGTCGAGATGTCCGAATCGCCACCGGATATCTCGACCGTTAGCGTGACGGGGTTCGTCGACGGGTCGCCCCACGACGCGCGAGAGTCGTTTGCGATGTCGATGCGTGTCTCTTCGTTGCCGGCGTCGTCGACCAGCGCGATATAATTCCACCCGGAGGCGGAAACAACGTACTCGCGCAGGTCGGTGTAGCCGGCGTCGTTGAAATCACTCATGAATGATTTTTGAGTCAGCGGTTACGCAGCGTGAGCTTCCGGTTCGAGAGCAGGACGCGGTCCAGTCGGTCGCCCCCTTCGTCGATGACGCGGTCGACCTCGATGACGCGGACGTCGGTCGCAATTCCTGACGCTGGCAGGTCCAGCGTGTAGCGGTCACCCACCTCAGGCACCGCAGCTAACGCGTCAGGATCGAGGCCCGTCTCTACCTCCAGATATTCGGGTGCGTCGGCGACCTCGTTCGCGAGGCGCGTCGCCCGTGCCTGGAGGCGGCTCGAACTCGTGGAGTTGATCTCGTCGAGCTCCCAGACCTCGCGCTCGTCGCTGCCCGTGGAGACGGCGACCGCCTCCTCGAACGTTGAGTCATCGCTCTGGGAGAGCACGCGGACGTTCGTCGTGTCCTCGCGCATCGTCCGCCGGATGCGGGGCTCCGAGATGACGGCGCCCGCCGACGGCGACAGCGTCTCGCCGCGGTCGACGCCGCGGCGCTGGAGGTAGTCAACGGTGCCGTCCGGGCGGTACCGGACGTCGGCCGCCGTCGAGCCTGACAGCTCCCGGAGCATCACCGCCAGGGGTGTGTGCCGCGCCGAGTAGTCGATCGACGCAGTCGTCTCCTCGACGGTGCCGGCCGAGAGCGGCGCCGGCATCAGCCCGATCAGGTCGCTCGCGATGGTCGCGTCGGACGCGGCCGTCCGGGAGAACGACGGCGGTGGTTCCATCTCTCGGGAGTCGCGCTCGAAGGAGTCGATCTGGACGGAGACGGTCGTCCCGCCGAGCTGATAGTCGTCGAGCCGGCCGCCGAACAGTTCCGTGCCGTCGTCATCAAGGACGTAGAACTCGTCGTCACGGCGGTCGAGTTTGTTCTCCACGTCGAGCCACTCTGCCCGGAAGACGGTCGCCTCTGCTCGGGCCACGCGGTCGAGCGCCCGCTCCGTCCGGATGCTCGCGAGCGTGACCGCCTCCGAGTCGATCGCGACCGGCGTCGGGACGACGAGCTCGGACACCTCGCCCGAGGCGTGCTCGATGCGGAGTGTGAGGTCGGAGCTACTCATGCGTCGAAGGGATCACGCCCGGCGCGCCGGTCCTCGGCGACGTCGAGGGCGCGGAGGACGTCTTTCTGGCTCACGTCACCCTGGTCGAGCGACGACAGAAGGCCGTTCATCCGGTCGAGCTTCGCCGACAGTTCTTGGACTGCCTCGGAGTTGTCGAACCCCTTCGCCACCGACTCAGGGTCGAACGACGCCTCGCCGCGGTCAGAGACCTGCGACTCCGGGAGGACGCGCTCGCCCGAGTGGAGCATCGCCGCGCCGGTGTCCTCGACCAGCCCGCCGGTCGCGAGGCCGGTTCCATAGCCGGGGTTTCCGATCCCGCCGCTTGCGTCGTCGCCCGGATCGTAGGAGGGGCCATCGCTCCCGCCGCCTCCGCCGCCACCGCCTCCGTCACCTCCGCCGCCGCCCTCGCCCCCGCCGGACGGTGAGACGATGCTCTTTGCCTCGTCCATGAGGTCGCTGAACGTCGGCACGTCGACGTCGATGTCGACACCAGCGAGCGAGTTCAGGCCGTCGATGACGTCTTGGACCGCGTTCGAGACGGCGTTGAGGCCATCCTCGAACGGACCGAAGTTGAGCCGGCCGAACGCGTTGCCGATGCCGTCGACGACATCGTCGAACGCGTCGCTGATCGCGTCGAGCGTGAAGTTCGACTCGAACCAGTTTTGGAGTGCGGTCAGTTGTGCTGTTACGTCACCGTAGAGCGTCCCGTCGCCTGTGCCGGTGAGGTACGACCACGCACTTTCAATCGCACTGGCGACCTCTTGATATATGGACTTGATATACAGCGCGTCGCTGGAAATGCTATCGCGCCCCTGGTCGGATCGCTCGATCCACTTCGCGAGCGCGCCGGAGACATCGCCGATAATATTAATGAGGAGGCGCAGCGGCGGGACGATGATCGGGATGACTGTGTTCGCGATGTCGAGGACACTGTCGGCAAAGCCGCCGAATAGGTCGATTATCTGCGGGAGGTTGTCAATGAGGGCGTCAAGGAGCGGCTTGAACTCCGCAAAGAGTCCCTGAACACGAGGAATAAGCGGGACGATCTCCTCTTTAATTTGCCTGAATACCGCCCCACCTTCCGCCGAGCGGGTGAACTCGTTGAACCCGCCGATGAGGTTTTCAATGAAGCCGATGAGTGACTCCACCGCGGGTGCGGCGCCTTCAATTATCGTCGTCCCGAGCGCCGTCAGTTCCGGGATGAGATCCCCGGCCGCGCTTGCGATATTCATGAGGTCATCGCCGACGCGCTCGGCGACTGCGATCATGCCTTCAAACGCGCTGTTCGCTCCGTCTGCGACGGCTTCGGCGAGCTTCTGGACGACCGGGAGTGCGTCACGCCCGAGGTTGACAATCGCTTCGACAAGGTCCGGGATAGCACCGGCCGCGAACGAGCCGAACTCACGGAGGGCGTCACGGAACTCGTCAAGTGGCCCGAGGGCCTCGATAATGTTCTCGGCGAGCTCGGGGATGGCTTCGATAGCGTCCTCAATTAGTGGGATGAACTTCTCGCCGAGGTTGACGACGAGCGGCGTGATCTCCGATTTAAGTTCGCCGACGACCTCCGAGAGCGCGCCCGTGACCGACGTCGTCTCTTCGACCTTGTCGGCCCGCTCCTCTAACTGTTCGAGTCGCTTTTCCTGGGTCGCCGTGAGCCCGCTCTCAGTCTCGCGGAGGCTCTCAAGCCGGGCGATCTTTTTGTTAATCTGTTCTAGCTGCTCGCGGTTCTGCTCGGCGCGCTGCTCGCCGAAGGCGACGAGCCCGCTGCCGACGACCGCTCCGAACGCGGTCGCGAGCCCGCCCGCGGCCGCCGCGACCGAGCCGATGGTCGCCGCGAGCGGCGCCGCGACGGCACTCAGCCCGATAAGCCCGGCCGTGACAGTCCCGACACTCACACCGAGTGCCGAGAGCGACGTCGTCGCGCCGGTCGCCGCCGAGGAGAAGCCGAACAGCGTCACTGCTGAAGCGCCGGCCGTCGCCCCGAGTGCGCTTAGGCGGCCGCCTGTCCCACTCGCCTCGTCGCCGAGCTCCTCGACGGAGTCCTGCGCAGAGTTCGCCGAGCGTTCAAGCCCGCCGAGCGAACTTTTCACCGATGCGATCGCACCCTTCGCCCCGGCGGAGTCGCCGCTAATGCTTACGTCGAGTCCCTCAAAAGCCATCTGTGATATTTTTTAAGTGGTTGGGCCGCTAACACGAGGCCATGAGCGCAGTCATGCGCGCCCTCTGGTTCGTGTTCATCGGGTGGTGGTTCGGCCCGCTCTGGTTCCTCATGTGCCTGTTCCTCATGGGGACGATCGTGTTCTTCCCGATCGGCGCGTACGCAGTCACGAAAACCTGGGCCGTGACGACGTTCAAGACCTCTCCAACGGTCGTAATCGAAGACGCGCGCTCCGAGCGTGACGCCGAGTCTCACTGAAACGCGTCACGGCGCGACGCGTCGACGTCGCCGAAGTTCTCGGGACGTCCGCGCGTCTCCTGAGCCGTCTGCTGGCGGCGGCGCTGCTCCTGTTTGATGTACGCCTCCGCCTGCGCCGCGAGGTTGAGCAGCGCCCGCTGGCGCGGCGTGAGCGAGTCGATCGTCCCCTTCTCGGTGAAGCGGTAGCCGTGTTCGTGGAGGCGCTTCACTTCGAGCGCCCGCTCGGCGAGCGGCGGGAGGTCTACGGATTTCCCTGTTCGACCTCAAGCGCCTCGCGTGCCTCCTCGAAGGCGTCCGCCTGCTGCCATGTCGACCGCATCCCGAGGAACAGGCTCATCGCCCGGCTGACCCCAAGGGTCGACGGGTCGATCTCCGGCTTGATGAGGAACTCGTCGACCATTTCGCGGGCGACGTCGACCTCCTCGGCGTCCTCGGGCAACTCCGCTTCGAGTTCCTCGAGCTCGCCGAGTTCCGGCTCGCGGACGCGGATGGGAAGCTTCTGTCCCTCGAGTTCGGCCGTGCCGTCGAACGTCGCGCGCTCGGTGAGAAGGTCCGCCGCCTCGCCGAAGCCGATGTCGGTGTCGGCGTTGTGTTCGCCCGTCATTAGCTGTTAGAGATGCTGATGGCAGGGTCGCCGTGCGGCTCGAACGTCACGCTCGGAATGAAGTTCGTGTCGCCCGCGCTCCGGGTCGTGTCCGGTGCGTCGACGAGGACGGCGTTCTTGAGCGTGATCGTCTCGCCCGCGTCGAACTCGAAGACGAGGTCGCCCTCCTTGTCGCGATGATGTTCGGCGATGCGCGTCGCCGACTCGTACGGCCCGGCGACATCGGCGTCGGCGGAGACGGTCCGCGACCCGACGTCGATCGTCTCGCGGCGCGACGACTGCCGCGGGTTCCGGTCGACCTCGCGCTCGACCTCCAGATTCAGCGTGTGAACGCGGTCGGCGAGCGGCTCACTCGTCCACGTCGCGTCGGTGCCGAGGAACTGCGGCCCCTCCTCGGAGATCGGGTCGGCGTGTGACCCGCCGCCGAGCGCCGGCACGCCCGCGATGCTGTCGACGCCGTCCGTGTTCGACCCGGTGAGCGGCTTTTCGAGCAGCTCGGTGTCGATGGCGCCGCTTCCGTCGTCGGTACCGACCTGGATGTCGCCGGCGTGGTCGCCTTGGACTTCGACAGCGTCGATGTCGGGGAACGACTCGGTCGTCGTCGCGGCGTTCGGGTCCGCGCCGGGAAGCGTGACGGTGTCGGTAACGGTGCCGTCCTCGCTCTCGATGACGACGTCGTTCGTGTCGCTCGCGTCCGTCGACCGGACGACGAGCGTCTCGTCGGCGGTCGGTTGGTGGACGATGTGCGTCCGGCCGCGTTCGGCCTCGTACGAGAGCTCCTGCGGGATCGGCTCAGTCGCCGACGGGTCGCCGTCGAAGCTCGCGCCGACCGGCCGCGCGCCCGACAAGACGGCGAACTCGCGGAAGCCGCCGCCGAGTGCGCCGCCCGCCGTGACCTCCCGCCGCTCGACGACCGTGTGCGAGGGGTAGTCCTCGCCGCCGTCGGTGACGATCGGATAGCCGATCGGGTCGACGACGTTGCCCGAGGCGTCGACCGGAAAGCGCGCCTGTCGATACGACAGCGTCGCCGTCGCCGACTCCTGCGCGCGGTCGTGGTCGGTCGGGTCGACCTGCCCGAGGATCTGTCGGGCCTCCTTGTTACCGTCCGTGCTATACTCGAACTCCGAGAGTTCCGGCGAAAACGCGTTCCACGACGGGTCGGTCGGGAACTCGCCGGGGGTCGTCTCGGCGACCCACTCGGTGCGGATGTCCTGAAGCCCGACTCAGCGCGGACGATGGCGAGGAGCGTCCCCTGTCGGTTCTGCCCCGGCCCGCTCGGGGTGATATAGTCGTACGTGCTCTCGCCGCCAGTCGTCTCGTTGCTGTACTGGACGACCAGCGACGGATACCCCGCGCCGACGTTGTCGAGCGTCGTCGCGACCGGCAGGAACGCCTCGGTGCCCGGCGACGCCTGCGGGTCGAACCCGAGCGCGTCGCTCGCGTCCCACTCCGGCAGGAGCACCTCGTCGATAAAGTGCTGTGCCGGGCGGTCGGGGAGTGTCAGGCTCATTCCGTGCGGTAGAGGTCCATCTCAACCGAAAACCCGTTGTGCGGTGGAACCTCTGGGTCGTGTTCGAACTCAACGTCAGAGATTCTGAAACCGTTCTCGTTGAGTAGGTCTTTCAGCTCGTGGAAGTCGTCGATTGCGTCGTTCATATCTCAACTGCCTCCTCGATGAGTCCGCGGCCGGCGCTCGGCGGCGCCTGTGAGTCGCTGTCGAAGCCGGAGAACTCCGCCTCGCCGGGCAGGACCGAGGGGTCGTCGCCCCGGACGGCGACGATCGACGCCCGGAGCGTGCCGGTGTCGATGAGCGGGTCGATGACGCGCTGGACCTCGTAGCGCGTGTCGTCGGCCGTGTCGACGAACTCCACGGGCGCCTCTCGCTCGTCTGTGAAGTCCGTCCAAACCTGCCCGGTGTCGTCGCGCACGACGACCACGGCGTCGAGTTCGGCGGTCGTCCCGCCGGCGTCGCGGTCGGCGCGCGCCGCCGGCGAGACGACGCGCGCCGGGTACACGGCCGCCGGGTCGGACGGATACGTCACCGTGAAGCCGTCGCCGGCCTCGTACGTCTCCGTCGGCTCGAACACTTCGATAGTGGTGTTCGCGAGCGTCGACGTGTGGACGGAGCGGAGCGCCCGAGCGATGCGGTCGCCGGTCATGTGCTCAGGGTGAAGTCGTCAGACGAGCCGTCATCCCCGCCGTCCAGTTGCCCGGTCGGGTCGAGGAGGACGGCCATCTGCCCGTGCGTCGTCGCCGCGAGGCCCTCGCCCGTCTCGCCAGCAAAGGAGACGTTCCCCCCGCTCTCGCCGGCGCTGTCGACCTGTCGCTCCGGGCCGCTCGCGATGAGGTGGGCCGTCAGTCGCGTGACGACGTCGTCCTTCGGGCTCTCGTCGACGTGCTCGCCGTCGATCCGCTGTTCGTACGCGCGCCGCGCCGTGTCGATCTCCGCGTTAAGGTCGGCGTCCGACAGCTCCGTCTCGGGGAGCACGCGGCGGACGTCGTCGGGTGATACTGTCATGAATGTCCAAAAACCGCAGGGTTAGTCGCCGAGTCCGTCGCAACTCGCCCGGTGTTGCGCGAGGCCTTTGAAAAAGCGGCCACACTCCGGGCACTGCTCCTGCGAGTCGACGTCGGCGATAGCTTCGAGGAGCGCGATGATCCGAAGGCGCTGCCGCTCGGCTCGCTCCTCACGGAGCCGGCGGGAGTTGGGCATGGTTAGCCCTCGACTTCGACGGCCGCCTCGGGCTTGATCGCCTTGAAGCCCTTGCGCGTGCGGATCTTGAACTTCTGCGTGTCCGTGTCGAAGTCGGTGTCTTCCTCGGTTTCGACCGGGGTGAACGTCGCCTCGTAGCCGTAGCGGTCGGAGTCGACGAGGATCGCGTTGTGGAGCTCCAGGTCGCCGACGGTGCTGAACATGAAGTCCAGCCCGGCGATCGTGCCGAAGTTGCCCGTCTGGATGGCCTCGTCGGTGAGGTCCGTCCCGCGCTCCGCGAGGTACGTCAGGATGTCCTGCTTCCCACGCGGACCGACGAACGCCATGTCCGGCGTCGCGTCGTTCTCCTCCAGCGTCGCGACGCCCTCCTGGACGTCGTCGTAGGTCAGGTCGTCGTTCGCGTTGTCGCTGACCGGCGACGCGCTCGCGACGTTGTTCGAGAGCTCGGCGAACGCGAGCCCGTCGAGGAACTCCGCCATCTCCTGCGCCGCGAGGTCGACGTGGTCCGCGACGAGGTCGAACACGTTGTCCATGACGTCCTCCTCGGGGACCGGTTCGGCGACGTGTCGCCGCTGTTGACCGCCCGGAGGACGCCGCCGTCGATGCCGACGACGTCGCCCGGACTGACCGCTTCTCCCGCTTCGTACGTGGCGGTCGCCTTACCGGAGACGACCGGCTCGCCAGGGTTGAGTGCCATGTGTTAGTACTCCGCGAGGACCGCTTCGGTGTCCTCGCCCGTGAGTTCCGCGATGCGTTCGGCGTGCTGTTCGCGCTGGATCTCCGCGAGCCGCGTCTCGGACCCCGACAGGTCGTCGATGGCGGCGCGGAGGTCGGCGACCTCCGACTGCTCGGACTCGGAGAGGGTCGCCGTCTCGCTCTCGCTGTCGCCGGACTGGACGGTCGGCTCGGTGTCGGCGAGCGTCGCGTCCTCGACGGACTCGTACCGCTCGGCGAGTTCGGCGACGGTGAACTTCTCGACGAGGTCATCCTCGTCGAAGACCGTGTCGCCGGCGGCGAGTGCCTCGGCGTAGGCCCGCGCGACGTCCTCGCGCTCGTCCTCAAGCTGTTCGACTTCGTTCTGGAGCTCGGCGATGCGGTCGTCCTTGCTGGACAGCCGCGCGCGGAGCTCCTCTTCGGTGTCGCTCATATGTGCGTTGTAGTCAGTTGCTTTCGTGCCTGTGCGCTCGCCGCCGGCCTCGGCCCGCCCACTATCGGGGCTGTCGGCGTCATCGGTGGCGGGAGTATCGCCAGCCGCGGCCATCTCGGCCGCCTCAGGCGCGTCGTCCCACGCGCCGAGTATCTCGGACGCGCTTTTGACGACGACGCCCTCGTCGTACCCCGCCTCGGGGCCGACGTAGTCGTCGAGTTTGTAGGCCGCCTCGTCCTCGGTCGCCTCGCGGGTGACGTCAGCGCCCTCCGCCGAGACGCTCTCGCCCGGCTCCGACGCGACTTCGGCGACGCGGCCCGTGCCGGGCGACGCCGACGTCGACCACCGCACGAGGTCGCCCTCGGAGAACTCCGCAGACGGGGCTAGTTCGCCCTCCTCGCGAAGCATCCCCATCAGGTCGTCGTGGGTGGCGGCGGGCATGAAGGTCGTATCCTCGCCCTCGCCGTGCGTGTGGATGATCTCGTCGGCGGCGCCGTCGAGGCCCATCTCCTGCGCCTTCGAGACGGCCTCGCCGGGGTTGTCGAAGACGTACTCCTCGGGCACCTCCGCCATGTTCGCGCTCTCGTCCGAGTTATAGCCCATCTCGGCGTCCTCGGCGAGCGTGGCGTGGATGGCAGTCGCGGAGAGCGCCGCCGCCTCGCCCGCCTCCGCCGACGCCGACGGCGCCGCGCCGCGCTGGACGAGCGACAGGCCCGTGAACTGGATGTTCGTCGCGAGCATCGCCTCGCCCTGGTCCGTCTCCACGGTGCCGCCGTCGGCGTGTCGCGCCTCGATCGAGACTTCGAGGTTTCCGTCCGACGCCTGCTCGGCGAGTGAGCCGTCGTCGAGTTCCGCCTCGTAGATGACGCCGCGGTCCGGGTCGAACCCGGCACGGACGACCTCGCCAACGTCCTGCTCCGAGTGGAGCGGGTTGACGGGCGTTCCTTCAAGCGACGCGGCCGCCGCGCGGAGCTCGTCGGCCGTCCAGATTTTCTGATCTCCCGACAGTCCGCGAGTAACATCTCGCACTCCGACCGCGACGCCGGAGATAACCTGTTCGCTGTCGTCGGCGAGGCCGGCGACGTGACTCGTGAGGGTTGTCGTTGTCATGGTCTGAAAGGGTCCGCGCCGGGTCTGGAGCTCGGCCCCGGCGGGCGTCATCGGGTCGGCGTGTTATTCAGTCAGAACCGGCTTCATGCCGGGGAGTTCTCGGGTGTATTTTTCAACGTTGGCGTGGCACCCCCGGCAGAGTTCCATTAACAATTCGGGCTCGTTGGCACCGCCGGCGACAACCGGAACGATATGGTGGACGTCGTGTTTTTGTCCGTATTTGCTTACTGACGCACCACACATCTCACAATCTCCATCGCGCTGGGAGCGATACTGATCAGCCACCACGCCCCAACTCGACGCTGAGAGTTGCCGACGCACGGCAGTAACAAGCGTCGCGGGGGCAGAATCTCGTTTTTTCGACGCTTCTCGACATCCGGGGCTACAAAAGTGCTCTCTCCCATCAAGCAGGTAGTCGCCACGGTAGATCTCCTCGCCACACTCGACGCAAGATTTTATTTCACCGTTCGCAACTGGGTGTCCCGCTCCTGCGTAGTTTTCAGATACCCAGTCGGCGTAACAGTCGCGCGAGCAAAACACGTGCTCATTATAGTGCGCCTCACAACGAGTCACGCTCTCCCCGCACATCTCACACTCTCGCGTCTCGTGGGCCGCATTAGGGTGTGTGTCGCCCGCCTGATATTCATACATACACCCCTCGTCGCAGAAGTTGGTGTCGTAGACCTCGCACTTCCGCTTCTTTATCTCGCTTCCACAGTTATCACACTCCAACTCAACACGGAGCTTCTCACCGTGGGCCTGCCAGTGATGGGCAGAGACGCCGTATTCACTGTCGAAAACGTCCCCACAGGTCGGACATGTTGCGTCAGAACTATCCTCTGTCGGCGTGTATTGGCTCATGCTCTTGGCCTCCAAGAGCGCGGTCGGCGTCCTCGCGCCGGCCTTCTCAGGAAACGCGCTCTTACCAAGAGTCACGGCTTTAGCCGACATAATTCTTATGAAATGTGGGGGTACACCGCGCAACGGCACCGTGGATGTATAGGAGGTTTGACAGGAAAAACGCCACCGTCGGACGGAACCGCGTCGGGGTCCGTCGACGGTTCGAACTCGAACGTCTCAGTACGCATTTCCTCAGTGCCGAAAACCCGCCCGTTTAGGGCCGAGCATATGGGACATACGTCCTCATCCTCAGCGGTTCTAAACTCGCCTGAAACGCTGACCTCGCCGACGCCCGCCTCCTCGTAACGGGTCAGAGACATATCAGCATAACTGGATATAATTTCCGTTCTCGCAAGGACTTCGGCCCGCGTATTTTCTATCGTCCGAATCTCCTTTGTGAGCCTTCGAGCGGCCTCGCGCGGGTTCACACCTTCGGCGAGCGACTGCGTCAGTATCTCACGGACCTGCGGCGCGGCCTCGGTGGTCACGCTCTCCAGGTTCTCGTAGACGCGGGTGTACAGTTTCCGCAGTTGACGCCGCGGGACGCCCGCACGGAACACGTCCTCGATCGCCTCCTCGGAGACGCTGACGCCCTCCTCTTGAAGCCGGTCCGTGGCGTTCTGCCACGCACGCCCCGCCGCCGCGCGAATGTACGGCGCGGTCCAGTGCTCGCCGTTTTTGACCTCTTTCCGCGTCGCCGGTTCGAGGATGTCGGCGTCGAGCTTCTCGCGGAGCCACTTGATGAACGCCCGCGTTTTGCCGCTGTCCGTCGGGAAGCGTTCGACGCGCGCTGTCGAGTTCGCTCGCCGAGTAGAACCCGACACCGACGCGGGCGTCTTTGAGCCCGACGATGTACGTCGGCGACGAGTCGCTCGCGTCGATCTCCTCGTCGTTCTTCCCCGTGAAGGGCTCCGTCTCGACGCCCGTCACAACGCCGAGCCCCTGCGGCGACTGGACGACGTCGCCCTCCGCGTACTGGGTGGCGAGTTCGGCGATGTCGACGTCGGCGGCCTTCACTACATCAAGCGGTGTTCCGCCGAGGGCACCGCGGAGAGCGTCTTCAAACTCGGACTGCGTCTCCGGGGGGCGTTCCGTCTCGTCAGCGAACGCCGTCTCGGCAGACGGCTCCGTTCCGACAAACACTGTTAGCCCCTCCGAGGGCAAAAACCGCTTACTGTTCGCTGTTATCTTTCTCTGCGAGATGTCCATTTTGCCGGTGTCTGCGGTGGCTACGACGTCACCGACACCGCGATCAACGATAAGGAGTTTATCAGCCATTAGTCACCACCGAGCCGGAAGTCGGCGTCGTTTATCTCTAATTCCTCGTTTATCGCCGACCGCATCGGGTCGGGAATCTCGGCGATATGGCGATATGCTTCAATAAGCTCAGGGTTGTTTCTGACTAACCGCGCGGCCGTGCTGTTGATGTCGCGTTGTTTGTCAGACGACGCGTGCATCATCTCAACAGTTTGGGCGATCGTCTCGTGTGCTGACGTGGTTGAGTAGCCGGATCGGACGTTGAAACGCGTCGCTTTGTTTTTGTCATGGCGGTTTGCCATGAGATTAGCTCGGAACCATGCCCGATTTGCCGCGCTGGCGAAGTTCTCCATCCGTTCCTCGGGCGAAGCCGGCGCGTCGCCGCCGAGCACGTCATCGGGGTCGGGTGTGTCGGGTTCGGAGTTGCCCCACGCATCCGGCGTCGACTGCCGCTTTCCACTAACACGGAAAAGGGTCGACTCACGGCTCAGCTCATCCGTTATTGTTTCCTTCTCCACACTCACCTCACCGAAGGACTCGCGGGCTTTAAATTCGTATTCAGTCCCGTCCTCCGCGAGGGCGACGAACTTCCGGTCGGAGACGCCGGGCGGGTCCTCCTCAATCTCGGTTATTGAGAGATGACGGCCGAACTCCGTCGGCCCGTCGGACCGAATCATATCTCCCTCCTCCGCTTCGAGAAGGTACTCGTTGTCGGCGTTGCGGAAGTTCCGTGCGTTGAGGTCGGGGATTTTCTCCGGTATTTCCTCACGGACCTCATCTTCCCACTCCGAGCGGCCGACAGATGTCCGTTCCACCTCGTTATCCACGCCGCGGGCGTCAGCGACAAAGCCGTTCGAGTACCCAACGGTGAACTGCTCAACCGGATCGTTCGCGACCGTAATGCCGCCGGCGGAGACGGGGTCGCCTTCCTCGGAGAGGTCAATATCACCGTCCGCCGCCGGGTAGTAATTCATGTCGTGCGACGCGCTCGCGTCGACTGCGCCGAACCCGAGCGCCGAGGCCATAACGTGTCCGAGTTCGTGTTTGATCGTTGACTGCGGCTCACCTTCCGAGATGTCCATGTATGACCGCGGGCGGTTCTCGCCGGGGCGGTCGCCAGCGTGTGCTCGGTCAAGGTCGTCGCCGATCGACTCCATCCGGGCGATGACCGTTTCAGCGGTTTTTTGCTCGGTGTCAGCCAACACGGCAGCGATGCGGTCGGCCGCAGAGTCGAACGTCGCGTCGTCGATCTCCGGCGTCTTCCGCTCACCATCCTCGCGGATCGTGCGCCCCGAAACTGCGTTTTGAGCTTTCGGGACGGCCTTCTTGACCGCATCTTTGACTAAGCGTTTTCGTTCGCTATACCGTTCTGGCCACTCATCGAGGGAGAGCTCCGCCTCGGCGCGGGGGGCGGCGCGGTAAATGGCATCAACCTCGTCCGGGTCGACTGTGGTAGACCCGACATCAAGGACTGGATGGGCGACATCGCTCGGTCGTTGATACCCCTCAACAGTCCGCGGCGTGAGTCGGTCGCCGTCCTCAACGAGGACCTGTTCACCCTCCGGCACGTCTTTTTCTTTTACAAGCTCGCCGGGGATGCGCGGACCGCGCTGTTTAATGTCGGTAGCCTCACGCCGATCTGCCGGCGACCCATCGGCGTCAAGGATGTTGACCGACGTTTCGCCCGTGAACTCCTCGTCAAACATCTCCGCGGCCCCGGACTCATCAACCTGCGCCGACAGTGGGAGGCGCTCCTCTGGATCAGTCTCGTCGATGTAGTTTACTAAGTCGCGTTTAGTGTTGAGGTCATCCGGGACGCCGTCGATACTTATGCCGTCCTCTTGAAGGACCGCCTCAATATCCGATCGGGAACCGCTTTCGCTTATATACCGCATTAACCGCGCAGGGTCGCCCGATTGAATCACATCAAGGTCGCCTTCGGGAACGTCAAAAGACCGTTCGACAAACTTCCCGTCCGGGCCGCGGGGGTGAAGCGCCGGGTTCCACTGTCGGAGCGCCTCAACCTCGGGCCGCCCCGCGGCGATCCACGCCGCCCACTGTTGGAGGAGCTGCGGCGTGAGCCGTGTCGTTCCGGTCGGGATGACCGGCACGTCACTAAAAGGGCCGTCGCCACCCCCCAGGTACGCGTCCTCGAACGTCTCGCGCACGCGCTCGTCCGTCTCGTCCGGGAGCGCCATCGCGGCGTCCTCGTCCGCGTCCGGCGTCTCGGGCGGCTCGGGGTCGAGCCCGAGGAACGTCTCCCGAATCTCGTGCGGCGGGACGACCTGCTCGACGGCGCCGCCGGGTGCGCCCGCCTTGAGCCCCTGCATGAGCGCCGAGAACTCGTCGGGGTCGACGTTCTCGTCTTCGAGCGGCGACGCCGCCTCCTCCGGCTCGATGACGAGCTCGACGTCGACGTCCAGCGGCTCGTCCGCCTTCGCGTCGTCGTAGAGATACTCGCGCGCCTTCTGCTGGAGGAGGCCGTGGAACGCGCTTTCGAGGCGGTCGCGCTCGCGGCTGACCTCCTCGCGATAGTCGTCCTGCTGGACCGAGGTCACGTCGCGGTTGATGTCGCCTGCGAAGCCGACGCGGTAGAGCGGCGTCGGGAGCGCCGCGAGGATATACTCGATCTGCTGTTGGATCTGGTCGACGTTCGAGGGGACGTCGCTGTCGAACTGTTCGGCCTCGGCCATGTAGTTCGTGACGTTGACGCGCTCGGGGTCGCTCGGGTCGAACGAGTCGAGAAGCGCCCGCGCCTCGTCCTCGTCGTCGGTGTCGACGTTAACGATCCAGTGGCCATACCCGACGGCCTTGATCGCCTGCGCCGTGTCGTCGAACATCTCTCGGAGCTGCTCCGAGCGGTCGATGACCGAGAGCGTGTCGGGCTCGCCGAAGATGGCGCCCGTGTCCGGGTCGTTCGAGATGACCGTCACGTCGTCGAGCGCGAACGGAATGTCGTCCCGCTCGTCGAACGAGCCGAGGATGTCGTCGAACTGGACGAACGCCGCCGCCTTTCCGGCCGGCGTCTCCGGCGCCTCATCAAAGCGGGTCTGGTCGCCGCCGCCGGGTTGAATCGCGACCGTCTCCGAGTCCATCTCGGCGTCGTCCGGTTGGAGGAGGATCCGCTTTCCGCTCCGGTGGTAGGCCGTCGTCTCCTCCGCCTTGAACGCCCGGAGCCCGAGGATGAACTGCCGTTCTCGCGGGTCGTCGTACGCGTGCTCGACGAACGCCGTCCCGCGCCGGCCGCGGAGGTCGATGAGGACGTCTTCAAGGAGGTCCGCGAAGTCGCGGTCGAAGCGCCCGCCGATGATGGCCGCCGAGGAGAGCCACGCTTCGAGCGCGTCCGACAGCGGCATCCCGCGGAACTCC